AACGAGTATCCTCCTATTCTATTGCAAACCATCTAACATAATATTCTGTATTCTTGGTCAATGGAGTATAGTCTTTTCCATCAGATCTACTATGTGTACAAACTTGAATGTTTGATAAATCTAATGATGTTATACTTTTGTTCTCATATAAATGATGTGAACTAGATGATGTATTTGTAACATAGCAACCTGGTATAACTCTATATCCAGTATATAAATCAAGAACTCCTGTATAATTCCCCCTTCAATCAAAAAAGTAATTATTTTAGGAGAAAAATCACATGATTGAGATATATCTATATACAAGTCACCAGAATCATTTGATGTAAATGCTGCTCTTCCACTTGCAAACTTTTTCCCGCCCAAACTTTGTATTGTTGCATTACCAGTTCTTAATGCACCATCTTTCCAATAAGTATATCCATTCATTACTTTATCATCTGTAGCAGTAGCTCCTCCTGTTTGACTTGCTAAACTATTAGCTTGCACATAGCCATCTCCATTGTGATATCCAGCTGGAATAATATATTTTCCACCACAATTAATAGCTGCATTTATAGCCGCTCTATTAGGCATACTACCAATTAAGTCTGTATCATCATCATTGCTGAATGTTTTATTTGCTAGTACATGTTCAGCATTTGAATTTCCTGTTGCACTAGCTTTTAAGAAAAAACAATTTTTTTCTACATCTGCCCACACTGTATATGCTCTACCTTCATGAATAATTGGTGGAGTTGTTGTTCCTGCTTTATATAATTGCTTTGAATTTAATAATGTACTTGCTCCATTATTATTTGCAATTGCTATAAATGTTCTATTTTTGCCTTTTTCAAAATTAAGATTTGCAACTAATATATTAGTTGAATCTCCAGTTGCTTTTTTAAATAATCCATACTCATTAACTTCATTTATTGCAGTATTTAAATTATCAACTTCAGTTTGCAATCTATCTACATCACTTTTCTTTGCATATATAACCGATGAATCAACAGTTAAATTAACAGTATCTGTATTTAGTACACAGAGCATTAAATCTAGTATTAATTCTTTTATTGAACCATCAGTAATAAGTGGTTTATATGTTTCAGCAGTCTTACATACACCTATTAGATCTCCAGCATCATCAAAAGCTCCATACTCTCTTAATGTGAATCCTCCTTTATTACTAGGTATTATAGCTTCAATATGAATCCAGTTTGGATTATCTTTATCGATATATACATTGTCAATATTCCCCTCCCAAACAGTTTTAACTAAATCCGTTTGATTTTCATCTGGATTATAATAGCTACCATTTCCATCACCTGCCTTCATTGTCTTGAAATTTATCTTTTTACCTGTACTAATGCTATTAGCTATCTTTGATTGCCCTACCTTAGTTACTAAGCTATAAAATTTTTCAGACATCGATAACCTCCTCCTTACTTAAATAAATTTTTTGGCCATTTTCATTTACAACTTTATTACCAAACCCATCAATAACATAAAATTTACAGTCATCTGTATAGTAATTTCCTATCTTAATGACCACGTAATTTCCATTTTCATCAATTACTCTATTACCTAATTCATCAACCACATAATACTTTTCACTTCTTGGATAAACTCTCACAGTTTCTAATATTGAACGTTCACTTATTTTACATGGTAGTTCTAGCGTATTTCTTAATTCATTTGGAGTATATGGATATACTCTGATTATTTCTCCCTGTCTTAATGCAGCTGAAATATTAATTTTTAAATTAGATCCATAATGAATATTAATTTTTTCTAACCAGGATCTTTTGTTTTTATATGAATCTATTATGTTATCTAATTTATTTAATTCAAATTTTGAAGCCCCTCTATCAGAAATATCAATGTTCATAATAAAAAAATATGGATTTCCTCCATATTCAAACCATTCTTTTATATATGAATTTTCAAACAAACTGGAAGCTACAACTTCTTCTACTGAACTTGGAGTTCCTTTAGTAATATGAAGTAATATTGCTTTTTTTACTAGTTCTCTTTTTTGATTTAAAGATAAGCTATAGTCATAAAAATCAACATGAAATTGCCATGCGAGAGAATCAATAGCTTCTTCCTCTAGTTCATCTATTCTCCCATAAATAAATACAAGCCTTGTGCTATCACTTAATTTTTGAAATACTGGATTAAGTGCTTTACACAAAGCTTGTACAAAATTATCTTTTTGCATATATGAAGTTTGTAAACTTAATAAATCTATTTTATTTAAGTCCATTACAATTTCCCTCCATATGTAACATTAATATTTTTTACCTTTGCTAATTGAATTTCTTCAATGTTATCATAGCCAGGACTATTTATAATTAATTTTCTAACTCCCGATAAAGTCCTATTATCAGCTTCATAAGTTGCTGAATTTAGAATCTGAAACTTTAACTCCTCAACATTTATAGATCTCCCTATGTCCTCTTGTTGCCAATTAATAAATGTTTTTATTGCTCCACTTTCGTAATCAAAGTTTTCACCTTCAATAGCTTTACGCCATTTTCCTTCATAAGTAGGAAAATTTTTATCTAAGTAATATGTTAATTCAATATCATATTCAACTATTTCTGGAGTTCCTGTTTCAACATTATCTGTAAGTGGTCGTCTATCTCTAGGAGAGCACTCATCATATACTTTTTTAAGTATTTCATCTGAAGGAATTTCTCCATTATCAACAACAACTAGTATTCTTACTGTTCCAGGTGACGGTGAAACTACTTTTATTGCCGATATGGAATTGTCAGCTGAATATGCATAATATTCATATGCTCCTTCAGGACCAGCACAACTCTTACTTTCCATTTCTAACCTGGCTCTTTCTCTATACGATTTGTCATCTTCTATATCCGAGCCTTCCTTAGAAATTTCAGTATTATAAATTTGCGAAACATATGCAATAGGGTCAATAATATGATTTATCTTTCCAATTTCTATTCCATTATATTTTTCTCCAGTAGATGTTGAAATAAGCTTTACATCAACTTCCTTTTCCCCTGCTTTGACTATATAATCTTCCTTAATTTCAAATATTCTTATTCCGTCTGATGTTATTTTAGTTCCAGATGGAATAAGAATATCTTTTTTCTGGACTTCAGATAATACTGCTTTACCATTACATGATGCTTTAGTTGCTTTTAGTCTATTAGTATCAAAAAAACTGTTAGCTATAGCATCAGTTTTTTCATCTCTTGCATTCTCGAGGAAATTTTGATTCGCTGTATCATTTATATCATTTTTTAATGCCATTATTATAGGCATTAACGATTTTATAAATAACTTTTTTTCATCACCTTCATGAAGTTTTTCTCCAAGATCAGATTCAACATTGCGTACTATTTCTTCATATACAGTTTCTGCATTAATATCAACAAAATTAATGTACAATTTCTATCACCACCTTTATTACTGGAATTTTATTATTCTTCTCATCAACTTCATATATAATGTTAACTTCTTTTACTGTAACTCTTGTTTCATAAGTATTTACTAAATCATATGTTTCTTCTATTATCTTATTTTTCACCTTTTCAAGTGGTTTATCTAAATTATCTGGATTTCTTCCCATTAGCCTATCGTAAGGTACTTCATCTTTAAATGTATTTAAAATGGTATTTACATTTTGAATTATTCTTTCATCACCTTTTGCATTCCAATTTAGATAACTTTTATTTGAGTAAACTTCATATTCCATAATAATTATCCTCCAAAAATTTGGCTTTCTAAAGCTGAAACTTTTGCTTCATCATCACTAGACATAGTATTATCCGAAGAGCTTGTTGAAGATTTCTTTTTCTTAGATGAGCTCGAACCCGAACTTTTCTTAGTTTCAGATGATGTACCTTCTTCTTTTTTTGCACCATATCGTACATGTTCCCTAAATGTCAATTTAAGTTTACATTTAATCATTTTTCCAGAGTTAATTATTAATGAATCTGAAATATCGCCTTTTTCTAAAATATATTTATTATCAGATACTGGCGTATTACCTATAAAAAGCATATGCGGAGTTTTGGAATAACATATTTCTTTCCACTCTTTCAATTCAGTTTCAACATCAACACTTGATGATTGTCTTAAATCTATTGTAAAACTGGGTTTTTCTAAATCTAAACCCTTAATGTAGTTTGAAGGTCTGTCATTCTCTACTTCCTGCTCTTCAATACTTATTCCAAAGCTATTTGAATAATCATCAAATGTGTATATTTTATTGCTATTTACTTCAAAAGTTTTTTCAGCAAACCCTCCTAAACTCATTAGATTTCACTTTCCTTTGCTATTATTATTCCTGATTGTATACCATCATAAAGGCACACAATCACACTTGATCCTATTTTTAAATCTAAAGTAGCAGTACAGTCTATATTATTACAGCTTTCTGTACACTTTACTTTAAACTCACTTATAGATAACCATCCCGATACAGCATTATTCAAACCTGGGAAGGTAACTCTAGCACTGGATTCCTTTAAATCTGAAATATAACCTTTTCTAAACATTAATATCCCTCCAGTACTTTTCTTACTTTCAATTTAGTTTTTCCACTTGAAGCAGAATATAAATTTTCTATTATATATTTACCACTAAATAGTGCTAAATTTTGAATTTTAATATTATTACCTGCAGCTATATTATTATTTTTCTCAATATAAAAATATCCTGTAGTTTCTTTTTTGTTATAGGATCTCAAAATGTTTTTAGAAAATCTATTTGCTTCTTCGATATTATATACAACTATATCATTTACCTTCAAAACTTCTAGTGTATCATCATAAATATAGCTTCCCTTTATAAATTCTTTTGAAAATGAACTTATTTCACACCCTCCAAATACTTTACTTGAAGTACATTCAAATTCATATTTATCTTTAAAATCAGCAGGAGTAACAGTTAAAACTGTATCCTGCTTTTCTAGGAATTCTTCACTTACTATTACTGCTTTCCCATCTGTTATTTTAAGATTATATCCTTCAAGTCTGCATCTATAATTCAAGAATTCAATATTATTTTCTTCTAATTGATCAACTCGTGTATACAAATAATCATTTAATCCATAAGTTTCTAAATCTAATTCACAATCTTTAAGCAGATCTTTTGCTAAATCTAAAAATCTTACATTTTCCCATACTTTTGATTTCTTTGTTTTAAATTTTTTCTTTATTGATAGTGCTTTTATTGAATAATATCCATTAGAACAAGAGTAACCATCAACAAACATTTTTCCACTTGAGAATGGATACTCTATCATTTCAATAATGTCATTCTTCTTAAAATCCCATGTCCTACACTCATGTTTTATATCTGAAAATATAACCGATACACTATCGCATTTCCCCCCATATTATCATCAATTTTATAATCTACTACAACTACATCTAGTTTTACTCCTTGATAGTATAAATCCATATTACCACCTACCTTTTCCATGGAGGCAACGTTGATTTATCACTTACTTTTAATTTTGGTATTATTAATTCAACGCCAGCTTCGAAAATTATAGTTCTTATATGAGTAGGATTAAGCTGCATTATAAATGTGCTATAATTCTCTTCACCATAAAAATCTAATGCAATTCTATCAAATGTATCACCATTTATGGTTATATATCTATAACATTCTCTAGGCAAACTCAACTCTCTCCCTTTCATCTAATATTTTATTTACCATATCCTTAAATTCTTCATATTGTTGTTTTAATATATTAACTGTTTCCGATGATGCTTCTCCATTTATTACTGGTGAAAATACAAATGTAGGTGCATTACCATTATTACCACTATTGTTAGGATTTACTATTGAAGCTGTCTTTTCTAACAGTGAAATACTTCTAGGATTGTTTCGTTTAAGTGGTATTACTGCTTCTGGACCCGCTTCTCCTGCAATACTTACACCATTTGTAATTCCACCTTTTGCAAGCATTGGAAGTTGTGGAATACTAAGGCCAAAATGTTGCCCTCCCACAAGTGGTACCCAGTCAGGAATATCTAAACTTAATGAATTAATTCCCCCTATAGCAGTGTTAATTAAACTAATTACTGCATTGAGTGGTGCTTTTGCTATAGCTCCAATACTTCCAAATATTCCAGTAAAAATTTGAATTATATTTTGCCATGCTCCTGACCAATTTCCTGCAAATACATTTGATATAAAATCTATTACTCCATTAAAAGCTAGTTTTATATTTTCCCATACAGTACCAACAGTATAAAAAAATCCATTTAGAATATTACCTAAAATCCCAAATGAATTAGTCCAGTCTGTTGTCATAGCTGTAGTAATCCATAAATCAAATGCCTGTATTCCAGATTGAATACTCTGCCACATTCCTATAAAGAAATTTCTAAAACCTTCACAGTTATTCCATAGTAGAACAAATATTGCTATAATAGCTGCTATACCTAATACTATCCAAGTTATTGGACACGCTAAAAAAGCACTATTCAATGCCCATTGTGCTGCTGTCTGAATACCTGTTGCTGTTGTAGATATTCCTCTTGCTGCTGCATCTTTTACATAAATAGCACAGTTTTTTACAGCTTGTAATCCCTCTTTGATTTTCAAAGCATTAAGAACTCTATGTGCAGTACTTTGAACTCCAGTAGCAACAGCTGATGCTTTTCTAACCACTGCATCTTTTGCGTATAATGTAGTTAAATATATAGTATCAGCTTTATCTTTAAGTTTTGCTAACCTTAATGCAGCCATACCGCCCTTTAAAATGCAAATCGAATTATACACGGATCGTATTGCTTGTACTCCAGATGATACTCCACTAATTACTTTCCATCCTACAAAGGCCTTTGCAATATAATCAATTATTGTTCTTATTTGTGGTCCATTGTTTTGAACATATTGAAATCCACTTTGTATTTTGGGAATTGCATTATCAACTCCATCGCATACTTTTTGAGTAAATGATGTGAATTTTTCTGCCATAACATCAAATGATCCATTATCTTGCATCTGCAACAAATAATCTGTTACTGATGCAAATTTCTCTTTAATTTTATAAAATGCAGAATCTTTAACAATATCACCTGTATCAGAAATACCTGCTATTTTAGCTAATCCATTTTTTATGATACCGCTTGTTGTAGACATTAAGCCTTTGAATGTTTTAGATTGTATTTCCATAGCGCCATTGTATCGATCTTTCATAAGAGAAAACATTGCAGCGTTAAAAGCTCTTTGATTTGTAATTTGGCCCTTATTATTAACCAGCTCAATACCAGCTAGATCTTTAGCTCCTTGTGCTACTATCATATCTTTAGTAATTCCAAAATCTTTAAGTCGTTCAAGTTCTCCTGTCTGAGCATCTGCAACAGCTTCAACTGCTTGGTCTATAGATTTCCCCATAGCTCCAGCCATATCTCCTGTAAGTGGCAATACTTTTTGAGCCTCTAGACCATAACTCTGAAGTTTTACAGTAGCATCAACTATTTCTCCAGTTTCAAAAGGAGTTTTATTAGCATATTGTGTAGCCCATGAAAAAATTTCACCTGCTTTTTTTTGGTCTTTCATAACAATATTTAATGTATTTCTATATTGTTCCATGCTTGATGCTTGTTCAAGCATGGAACTTCCTATTTTTTTAACTCCCATAGTAAGAGCACTTGCAGCAAGTACAGTTTTCACCTTATTACTTACTGAGTCCAATTGATTTCTAGCATACCCTGAAACAGCTGCTGTTCTTGAATTAATTTTATTAATAGAGCTTATAGTTCCACTTGCATATTTGTTAACTGCTGAAAAAGTTCTCTGTAGTGTAGGATTTATCTGGCCACCAATTACCACATTCGTAAGTAAATTTTTTGCCAAAACTTCATCACTCCTTTTTACTCATAGCTTTTTTATACTCTTGATTTCTTCTTTCACTTTCATCAACAAGTGAATCATAATAATCAAATAAATCAATTAGAGTCATTGAGTAACAGGCTTTTCTTGAATTGGATGTTTCCAATGTTATCTGAGCAACTATCTCTTTTAATTGCTTTCTTCTTGGTTTCCATCCGAGTCTTGTATAAAAAAAGCTCGAGCTACATTTGCAGCCTCCGTATAATCCTTAAGTTTTAATCTACTTACATCTGAAAAATCCAAATCTGATGCTTTTGCAAACATTCTACCTCCAATTATAGGATCTAATTCATAAGATGCGCTTACCATATATCCACTTCGTGTTGCTTCTTTAAAGACTTCTTCTATATCCATTCCTGTTAATTTGTCAAAATCATATTTAATTTCATTGGTTTCTTTTCCATCAATTGAAATAGGTCTTTTTAATTTTAAAGTTCCAGTTCCTATAATTTCTATATTATTTTCCATAATTATTACCTCCAAATAAATAAACCAGGAATAGTTTCCTAGTTTTTATAATTAATTTTATAAATATTGTGATATATCACTATACATGTTTTTGCCATTAATAGAATATATCCCATTAAGTTTATCTATATTTAAGATTTCTTTTCCATCGCATATTCTCTTATATGCAATAACTTCAAATGACAGACTTCCATCCTGTGAAGCACCTGATTCAATTTTACCTTCATCAGCTTTTTTATTTGCAACAGTTAAAAATGCTTTATTTGCTATTATCCTAGCTTTCCCTGTAGATGTATCATATGCATCTGTTACCCATCTATACTCAAGCTGACTAGCAGCTGATAATGTTGCAAATTTATCATCCGATACTCTCATTGAAATTTCTGTTTCCATTGAACTTATCTGTCCATAACTTGGAAGATCAAGCTCTCCCATTATTCCTGAACCTTTTATTGTATCTGTTATTTTTTCAACAGATGGCAGAGTAACATCTGTTGAGTTTCCAATTTTCTCTGCTGAACCACTATCTCTTACATATACAGAGAAATCAATAGTTTTATTTTTAATTTCCTTAGCTGCTGTACTCATTTATTCATCCTCCTCTGTATATAAATTTTCAATACCCTTAGATGTAGATTTAACTCTCTGAGTAATTGATTTAGCTGGTGGAGTATTTGTCACTAATGTATCAAAAGTGAAGTCTCCCTGTATCATATCTGATCTTGCATTATTCTTATTGTTAAAACTAATTTCACCATAAAGAAGTTGTCCCGCTGTAACATATGAATTTAATATAGTCTGTTCTGATACAATTAATGCATCTACATCATTTCGTGTCATTGGTTTATCTATCAAATCTATATTCCTATAATTAAAGTCATTAAGCAAAAATTTATTCATCATTATGTTAACATCAAATATTTCATCAACAGCAGTAGTAGAACCATAATCATAATTAGCCATATGTGGCCCCATAAAACATATTTTCCACCACTATATATAGCTGTTGTAATTCCTTTTTCATTAAGTTCATTAGCTTTTTCTTGACCAAACCTAATTTGTTTACCATTAGCAATAAGAGAATCTATATCTATAGCTTTATTAGATGAACTTTCATAAGGAATTCCATCATTTTCAGCATCAGTTTGTAGTTTTCGTACTATTGCAACTATAGATCCCCATAATTCTTTATTGCCAGTTTTAAATTTTGGCCAACATGTTTTTTCACACGTAGAATTATATTTATTAGCATCTTTCCATTTAAGTGCTTTTTCCCTGGAATCTGCCTCATTCGAATTAATATCTGTATAACAAATAGCTTCCCATCTATCACTTATTCTAGATGTTGATTTAACTAAAGCTTGCTCTACTTCCTTTATGTGTGAATATCCTGGTGCTGCTGATATTTCAGGTATTATATTTAATTCTTCATAAACATCTTGTATCGCTTGTATTCCTGTCCTTGTCTCAGTTTCTTCTTCATATGATCCAATAACATTCTCAGGTTTTATTTTAGATGTATCAACCTTCTTATATGATATTGAAATAGATTCCCCAAGACTATCTTCTAATTCCGATACTTCTAATTGTCCTGATTCATTATATTTTAATTCATAATCTGTGCCCAATATTTTATCTGTAATAGCAAGGGTATCTACTATTACATCATCAGTAATAGTTCCAACTCCATTTATTATTTCTAATGTAGAAGTAGTATTATCTGCATTAGTTATAGTGTCTAGCACAATAACTACTATTGGCCCAATGGGTTTAATGTTGTTTGAAAAATGAGCAAATATTACTGCTGATAATGTAAATTCATCAAAATTATCTGTTTCCCTATAACCTAATTTCGTCTGAGCCTGTTCAGAGTTTCTAATAAGTAATGGCTTATTTATAACTCTATTTTCTTTTTTAACTCTGTGTATTGGAGCAGTTCCTACATATATAGGCACTGTTTTACTTGTAGATATTGATTCGTCACTTGCAACTAACGAACCATACAACCCATGTTTATATGCCATTTTAACACCGCCTTATAAAAAATTATTATTTATATTTATTTCTATTGGAGCTCTTGATATGCTAAAAGTCATTTCAGAACTCCAATACGGATAATTTTGTTCTGATATCTTCCATTTTATAGGTTTATCAACAGAACTTATTTCTTCTGAAATAGGACTATTATTTAATTCATTTCTTGTAATTCCTATAAGATTTAATAAATCTTTATATCCATTAGTATTAGGACTTAGTTTTCCATTTAATTCTGTTGTTCCTGGATCATATGTTGTAAATGTAATTCTAATTCTTCTTGTTACCTCATCAGAATTATCTTCACCTTCATCTATCATAACTACAATTGATGGAATATCATATCCGTAACTTTCTAAGAAATTCTTAGGTGGAACCCATCCTATATAAACTGCTGGATTTACTAAATCATAACTTTGTTCTACAATATTATTCTCAGGTGGTTTTTCTAGCTTAATTTTATTTGCAACATTATTTATAAGAAACTTACTCAAACTTTTTAAAATCTCTATATCTGTCATATTACCTCCTGCTAGTTAATTTATTTAATCTAAATTCTATTTCATGATTTATTCTATTTTTAAGTTGTTCATTAGCCTGTTCTAATATATTTTCACTTAATTCTGAATTTGAAACCATTTGAGGAACAGATAATGTTTTTAATACTTTTATAGGATACTGTTTACTTGTTTCTCTTCTTACGATGTGCAAATTCCCCCAATAGCAGTAACAAACGCCCTTGGATGAGTATTTATCTTCTTATACCCTGATTTCTTAACTTTTACTTTTAGATTACTTCCTTTTGTCCACCCTGATTTTAAATTTGCTGGAAAATGACTAAGTGTTATTGGTCTGCCTATACTTGTTATTGTTGCTGACAAGTTGTTTGTTGTAGATTTCTTAACCTTAAGAGTTTGAGCTACTTCCCCTGACTTTATTGAATATTCTCCTGAAACTTCTTTCTTAATATTCTTATTTACAAAAGTAACAGTTCTATTCAGAGCTGCATTAGTAGCCTTAGGGATTTCTTTAGGAAATTCACTCAGCTTGCTTAATGATTTTCTTAACTCTGAATCATCTATTTTTATATTTACAGCCATTAATTCATAGCTCCTTGCAGTATAATTTCATACACTCCCGAATCATACTTAACATCAAATACGTTATACAGGCATCCATCAAAATTCTGCATTTCCCCACTCTTCGGCTTATTAAATACATCTGATTCTTTTATGAAATATAGAAGATCTGCCTGAAGTATTCCATCATATTCTTTTCTTATTCTTTCCTTAAGTGTTTCATTATCAATTACAACAGTCTTAGGCATTCCATTAATAATGTGTGTATCTCCGAATTCATCTAAATTAAAAAATACATCTAAATCTTCATTCATCTGTTCTTTAAAACTTAGCATATTGAAGTTCCTCCATAAATCTTTTATCTTTTTTAAATTTATTTTTTAGTACCTGCTGTACATCACGATAACTTTTCTTAAATTTATTATCTATTTTTAAAACTGCACCACATTCAATCAATTTCTCAGCATCTGTTGAAGTAATATCAGAAATTGTATCACCAATGCTATACAATTTCCCATTATGAGATACATTGATGATACATTTAACACTCATCGATATTGCTAAACTACTTTCGAGATAAACCATGCATCTACTTCAACAGGACATGAGAGTGGTCTAGACATTAATTGAATGTATTTTGCAGCAGGTTTTTTTTGAATCCATGAATCTGGGCATCTTGTCCCTTCTATGCTTACAAATTCTTTGCTAACATTATCAATTATTGCATTTACACCATATCCCATAAATCCTTGCATCTGTGAGCTAAAAATTCCACAGTAATCAGCTGGTATTAATGATTTTACTTGTGGATTTTTTGGATCAGTAAAATTATCTAAATACCATTCATTATATTGATAAATACTTAATCCTAATTTAGGAATAGTACCAATATAAGTTGCTCCATTTGGAAGCTGTCTAGGTTCTATAGTTGCAAGATTCATATGTTCTGTATCAAGTATCTTTTGAACGCTTGCATTGTTTACAAATTCACTTGCTGCATTTTGTCCTAATATACATATATCTGGATTTACAAAACCTGTCTTCTGTACCTGCTTAGCCATTTCTTCAATTTGACTTATAGGTTTTGATTTTGCATCTGACCATAAATCAGTTCCAGATTTAACATCCTTATTTGTGAAATTAAAGTCTATTTCATAGTTAACACCCTTACCAATTACAGGTATTTTACCTGTAAATAAAGTCTGAGCACACATCCACTCTTCTCTTCTTGTTATCATTTCATCTATTTGTAAAAAATCTTTTGCTATTTTTTGTGCAGCGCGTTCTTCTGGAGATATTGAGTTATATGGAAGTTCTCCAGCTGCTCTTTTTAATATATCACCTGCTGTAGTTACTCTGTCAGCTGTAACAAGTGCTGGTTTAAACTGCTTTGTTACATATCCTTGATTTTCTGTTGTTGTCTGAGCTATTTTGTCATGTACAAAGGGAGCAAGTTCTCTATTTCCTTTTGTAAAATCAACATCAATATACTCTGTATTTGAAGTTTCTACTCTTCCAAAGAAAGTATCTTTTAAAAATGTTTTTACTTGGGGATTTCTTTCTATAACAGAAAGCATTGTTCTTGGATCAAATAAATTTAATGGCATTTACATTCATCTCCTCTTGATTTTATTCTAAAAATATTCCTAATTTTCTTGCTAATATAGTCAATGCATTTACATCTTCTTCATTTGCAAGTACATCTTTTACTGATGATTTATAAAATTCTCCTGATAGATAAACTGGAATCTGAGTTTTACTTGTGTTTTCCTCACTAACTTCTGATGTCACTGCTGAAAACCCATATAATTCTCCATTTTCTGATTTTATAGTAAATTCCTTGCTAGTAGAATTATAATAAACAGGCTGCATTTCTTTTATACTTTCTGCGGCTTTAAGATCCACCTCTGATACTTTTACAGGAATATTAGCTCCACTTCTTATTTTTTCTGGTATAAATACCTCTTCATTAAATCCATTCATTATCGAATTCCTCTCTTTCCCAACGCTCTGTCTAAAATAGATTCTGTTTCATCAATATCATATCCATCTTTAGCAATGTTTCTTTCATGTGTTCCAGATGGCTTAACATTTTCTGCACCAGAATTTTTAATATCATCATCCCTGTTATTTAAATAATCCTGACCTTGCTGTTTTTGAGCATTTAATATAAGCACTGCACATTGGCCTGCATCTACAATTTCTTCGTATTTAGCTTTATTTTTTATTTTATTTGCTCCTGGAAGTCCATCTATAGCCTTAATTCTTTCTCTTTCTTCAACTTGTGCTACATTTACTACTTCTCGATAAACATCAGGATATTTATCCTTTAATTCCTGTGCATTTTTAATCACATCATCATCTCCTCTTTGATTATTTAATTTATTAAAAAAATAGCTTTGGTTATTCAAATTCGAATTACCGCTGCTATTCCTTAAACCATTTTTAGATATTTTATCTTTTATCTTTTCTTTAAAATCAGCTGGCATATTACTTAAATCAGTACCAACTTTATTGATTATTAACATATTCTTATCAATAACTGGATTATATTCTTCATCATCAAACATAACTTTATCAATAAATCCATTTTCAACAGCTTCTTCAGCTGTCATCCAGTTATCACCATCAAGAAAAGTTTCAAGCTCATCTTTTGTTTTACTTGTTTTACATTGATAAGCATTCATTATTATATCTTTTACCTTATCCAGCATTATTTTATATTCATCTAAATCTGATGAATTAAAATAACCACATAAACCAGCTAGTGGTGGATGTGTCATAAATACAGCACATGGAGATATCTCAGATTCTCCTGCCATTGCAATTATCGTTGCAGCGCTCATGCACATTCCATCTATTTTTACTTTTATATTAGCTTTCATATCTCTAAGTCTTGTATAAATAGCTGTTGCTGCAAATACATCTCCACCATTGCTATTAATTCTTACTGTAATATTATCTTTATCCTTATATGAATCTAATTCCTTAATAAAATCATTAGATGCAACTTGACCTGATGAATCCCACCAAGAAAGACTGCTTACTATCTCACCATATATTGTGAGTTCAACTTCTTCATCTTCAACATAATTAAAATCCCAAAACTTCTTATCTGATGCTGATAACATTCCTTTTGAAATAGAAGAATCATTAACTATTAGTAATTTTTGATTGTTCAGCTTCTCTAACAATATTTCTAACCTCCTCTATTAATGTAACTTCTTGTTTTCTTTGTTTTATATTTTGATAATAATCACCTCCTGTAAGTTCCATTGTTTCTTTTGCTGCTGTAGAAAAACCATTATCAATTCTTTTAATTGCTGCATCTACTTCTTTATTAGGATCAAGTTGACCAGCACTAGGCCCTGACCACTCCGCATTACAATAAGCTTTCCTAATTAATGGATTATTGAAAAATCCTGGAGCATATATCCTTCCTTTCGCTACTGCTTCATGCATCCATTCAACAAATATAGGCTGACAAAAATCATTAGCCATCCATGTTCTTCTCATTCTAAACATTTTCCATGCTTCAAGAAGAGCCGCACGACTTGCTGAATATGATGCTGTAAATTCTTTAGTTAGTAATTCCTTTGGTATTTCAAGCGCTGCTCCTATCTGCCTTGTTATTGCATTTACGAATCCATCAAAAGCAGTGTTTGGTCTACCAGGGTTAATTTCTTTTGCGGTTTCTCCCTCACCTAACTGAACAACAGCTCCATTACCTAATTCATAAGTTGTATCATCATCAGAATCAATTTCATCTTCAAAATTTATATTAGAACCAAATGAATTACCATCATCAGTATTTTTACTTTCAATGAATACAGTAAACATTCCACTGACAACAGCTGCCATAAGTTCCGCTTCTGTATATCTACTTAATTGTTTAAGAGCTTCAATTACAGGTGCTAAAATTGGTACTCCCCTTCTTTGTCCTATTCTCTCACTTTCCATAAGATGCAATATATTAGGTCTTCCAGTTTTACTGCCATAAGCTTTTACTTTAATCCATTCAGGAGCTTTATCCCATGTTGTTGCTAATGGATGCCTTGAACATATATGATAGTATGTTATCTCACCATTTTCATTTGTTTCAACACCCTCTTGAAGTGTCTCTGAATTAGAAACATAGTTCTTATTACAAACTCTGTCAGCTTCAATTAATAGTATTCTAATATCATATATTTCATTTATTCTTTTTATAGTTGGTAACATTACAAATGCATCACCATTCATAATCCAGCTTAAAAACGCCACCTGTTGAAGTTCATAAAAATCATTTACTCTTTCCACATCACAATTCTTACTCTCAGCCCATAAGCTAAATTCACGTTCAATTTGTGTTTCAAGATTTCTTGTTTCTTCTGGTGTAAGTCCTAAAAATTCTCCATCAATCTGTGATTTTAACCTTAATCCTGCGCCTATAACATTTGTTCTTGTTGTTTTAAGTGCAGATGTTGCAATAGGAGCACCCATAAATAAATCTCTTGATCTTTGCCTAAGAGTTTTAATATTATCTGAAATATCTTCTTTAGGTGATCCACCTCTACTAATCCACCCTAATAATGATTTCTTACTTCTACTTGCTCCATAATTTGAATATCCAGTATTTATAATTTCAAGCTTTTTTCTTGCAACCTCTCTTTTTAAAGCTTTTTCAGGGTTGAATGATGCTATCGCTCTATCTATAACATTCATGCTATTCCTCCTATAAATCTCTAGGAACTATTCTAAATACTCTATTTCTTCCTCTTCTTTTTTCTATGTTATTCGCTTTTGCTAATTCACTTTTCCAATAATCAATTTGTGCTTTTATACTTGATAAATTAGCCCTTGTCAGTGTTCTTCCAGCTATTGAATAACTTTGACCATTACAAACTGCTAATTCTGCTTTAAGCCATGCATCTAAATGCTCTCTACAAGTTTCTATATTAAATGCCATATCTTTTTCCTCCTCTTAAGAACAAAGAAAGTGTTCCTCACGAACACCTTATAAACCTTTTGAACTTCTATTTTTCTTTTTTCTGTTATTTTTATTTATCTGCATAAAAATATTTCCATTCATATTCCTTTTAGCCATCTCTTCAACATTAGGATTTAATATTTCATATGCTGCATTTGCATAGTTTCTTAAGTCAAATGCTTCATTTCGTATTCCACTAGATTTCTTTACCCATTCATAAGTACGCTTTCCTTTCTTTATTTTTAATACTCTTTTTTCTGATGTTAATGCTTTAAAGTATTTTTCATCATATCCCTTGTCTTCTTCTATTGGAAAATGGCAATATCCAGGGCCAGTCTCTTTAATATTCAATCTTGAAAGTATATTTTCTTTACCATTGTCAACTCCAAGTATGAATAACATACACTTTATAAGATTATTCCGTGACATCTTATGAATAAATGGTATTCCATAGCCACCCATCCCCTTAATTGCATATATTCTTCTTTGTTCACGTGCTTTACAGAATTTATATACTTCTTCTGTATTATGTCCACCTGAATCTATACATGTAGCTGAAATTATAAGACCTTCTCCTTCTGGATACCAAAATGTTTTGGATAAATATAAATCTAATTGAGTCCATACTATACTTTTGCTTGGATCTCCATAAATAATTTTATATTCAATCCCCCATGTTTCCCTGTTCACTCCCCATCCAACAACTTCAATTTCTAATCTATCATCCTGAACATCAACTCCTGCTGTCAATAATATTACTTGTGGTGGTACTTCTGCAGTATAGAACTCTCTTCTGTTGATTAATTCATCCTGCTCTGCTCCTTCACCTTCATTATCTTCCCATACTTCACCAAGCGAAGTGTTAACCCATGTTTTCAATGTTTCTGCACCATTCTTCTTAGCATTTTTAAAATCTTCAATAATATCTTCCCATCTTTCCCATGGTGAAGCCAATGCATTTAAATGAAATCCCCGCTTTTTTATTCTTTCTGGATGTTCTGCAATCCATTTTCCCTTATTAGCCTTCCATTCAAATTCATTAAACCTCTCACCACAGAATTCACATTCATGAGTAACATCTTCAAATTTAATATTTCCCCACCTTAGTGGCTGAAATTTACCACACATAGGACAAGGTAAACACCATTCTTCCTTTGTACTTTCATCAAACTCCACTTCAATTCTTGAAATACCTTTTTCTGTAGGAGTTGATACAAAAAATTTCTTCTTGTTCCAGAAAGTTTTTGTTCTTTTTTCAGCTAAAGATAAAGGATCACCTTCAATACCTGCACTTTGTGGAAATCTATCAACCTCATCAGCTAATAGAATCCTTATAGGTCTTGAAGATAATCCTGTTGGTGAATTGGCACCAGTCAAAGCAACATACCCTCCTGGAAATCCTTTTTCTAAAAGAGTATTATCAGAATCTCTTGATTTTGCATCTTTTACTTTTTCTTTCAATGTCGGTGTATCTCTTATCATTGGCGCAAGTCTTTTTTTAGAATAAGATGTTGCTAAATCCAATGTCGGCATTAGTAACATTATTGGCGATGGATCATAATCAATAAAATATCCAATGATATTATTAATAAGTTCTGTTTTTCCTACCTGAGCACTACTCATGACAACAATAGTTTCAGTTTCTTTATTTGATAATGAATCCATAATTTCTCTCTGATATTCTGCTCTTGAAGTTTTCCATTGACCAGGTTCAGCAGAACTTTCAGGTGACAACTTTCTATAGTTATCTGCCCAGCTTGAAACTGTAAGTAATGGTGGTGGTTCTAGAATAGATGCTAATTTTTTAAATACATCAATGGTTCTTTTATGAATCTGTAATTTCTTTCGACTCATTTTCTACCTCATCATCTAAAACATCAACATATTCATCACTATAAAAATCATTAGGATTATACTGGCTCATTTCATTTAATGCATCTAATACTTCATTCTGCAAAACTTCTTGAATATCAGCTATTGTGCTAAGAATTATTAATCTTGGTGCTGCTCTTGATGGGAGAGCAAGTATTTTAGCTTTGAAATTAGAAAGCATATCATTCATCACTCTTTCAACATCTTCACTATAATGCATAGTACCACGCATTGCTGCAAGTTCAAGTTCCATCTTTTCTCTTTTTCTTCTTTCCAATAATGCATGTTCTTCATCATAATCAATTTTTCCTTCATCAGTTTTATTTTCTTTAAGATCTGCTGAAGCTTTTATATAAGTTATATAACTTTTTATATTATCTTGTAATGAATATTTACCACGTGCAATCTTTTGAATAACACCTTCATTTTCAAGCTGTCTTATTCTTCTTGTAGTCAATCCAAACAGATTAGATAATACTGTACTTGATACTGTTACCTGCTCAACATTATCAATTTTCTTAACATCATCGCTCAAAATACATCCTCCTCTCTTAATTGGTAACGGAAACACCTTTTAAAATTTTTTTGTAACTAGAAAAGTTTTGGGCATCGCTAGACCCTCGGGTTAATTTCTCCCTCGGAAGTACCTTTTATTGGAAAATAATTTTTATCTATAAGCTGTTTATACATTCTCGCCTTATTCTTAATAATACTTTTTATTGAGTCCTTGTTAGTTGTATATATATCTATTTTTTCTTCTTCGATTTTTATAAAATAACTCATAAGTATTATTGCTAAAATTAATAGCCCTGAGCAAGTTATAATTGCTATATTATTAGTAAATATTCTAATGATCATAATACTCTTTCCATCTATTGAATTTTGGACAACTTGCTGTAAACATAACACAACATACAATGATGTAGCATATATTGCTACTACTGCACCAAAGAACTGCCCAATTCGTAATATAAACATATATGTGTTTGCTAGAGTGTTGGCTATTTTTAATTTGTAATTTTTTATATTAGGATAGTTTGTCCAATAGTCTACCTTCATAATTTGAGCCAAAAGTGTTTTATTATCACAGTCTTTTACTACTTTATCATTATCTGAATCAGCTAAGTAAAATATATAATTAGGTATACATGTCTTTTTAAATTTATATCTATTCACAAATTCGCAAATATCTATCTTAGGGTTAATACTCTTGAGTCTAAAATATTCTAATAATATATCCTTAAAATATTCATCCTGTGATTTTTCTCCATTTTTCTGTTTGGAATTAAATATTGCAATTATTGACGTTATAATTGTTATTACTATTGATATCCAGTTTATTTTTTCCATATCCAATCACCTCATACTAAATTTATTTGCTATATTTAGTATAAACTAATGTTACATATCTTGTAATTCTGTAACATACTTTCAAAAAAATAATTTCCAATATATATACTAAAAATCTTCCACTTTAATTTTACATGCCTTTTTTATGTAACATTTATAGACAAATAAAAAAGCGCTTCCGCTTTTATCGTCTAAGATAGCTTACTTCTTCTACTATCTTGTCTTTCCTATCTTGGTTAACTCCTATATATCTAAGTGTTGTCGATAAATCCGAATGGTTTAATATCTCTTTTATCGTTATTCCATCATGAGTTCTTTGATATAATTGATACCCAAACGTTTTTCTAAGAGTATGGCATCCAATAGATTCAAGTCCAAACTTCTCAGCTGCATCAGTTAATATTCTATATGCTTGTTGTCTTGATATTGGTCTATTTTTCCCTTTTTTGCTTAAAAAAATATATTCATAATCAAGCTTATCTTTCATAAAACTTTCAAGAATATATTTTAAATCTTTAGGTATTTTCATTCGCTTTTCTTTTCCAGTTTTTTCTTCACGTATATAAAAATATTCTTTAGTTTTTCCGCTACTATCTCTAAGATCCCTTATTCTGAATTTTAATATATCGGAAATCCTCAGACCAGTATAAATTCCAAACATAAATAGAACATAGTTTCTTTCACTATGTATCTTTAAATAATCAGCAATATCATAAATATCTTCCATTTTTCTTATAGGTTCAACGGTATTCATCGTCTCACCTGCCTTATCTTTCCGTTAACTTTTTTATAAGATTCATGATTCATACATTGCCTTAAATCATTAAGCTTATCTTCAATATGAATTCTTTTATATACACAATGAGAACATGATAAATAGTTCCCATTTCTTACTGTATCATCAACTTCATCTGTCAATAAAATCGTTGTCTTTTTACACTTAATACAAAAATAAGTAGTATATATTTCTTTCATGTTCCCACCTTCTTTCAAAAAATAAGAGCTGTTATCCAAACAGCTCATCTCTCTTATAATTACTTTTCATTATTCTCTTATTAATTAACTTTTTGCTATGTTCATTAACTAACCTTCTAGGAGTATCAAACGAAATCACCGGTGCAACATCTTTGTTAATAACAATATTCCCCTCTGCATCAGTTTTATAAACAGATCTATTCTTATTAATAAAAACATTATCACTCATACAGCTTTTAGATTCATATCTTGTTATTCTATCGATTTCTTTTCTTCTTATTTTTTCTGCTTCATGTGAATTTCTAAATTCTCTTAAATTTCTATAGATATGTTTTCTTATTGTATCTGGTTTAGCATTTAAGATGCTTGCAATTCTAATATAATTTTCCCCTTTGAGATATAGTTCTTTTACCATTTGCTTATCCAACATAAGATACACCTCCAATACTAAAAAAGAATATAGTTATTCCATACCATAAAATGGGACATTTTCTTGTTGGTTTTATATTATCACAAATTTCAAGACATTTGTGAGACATTTTTAGGACATTATTAAGACACTTTTAAGACATATAAAAAATAAAGAATTCATTTTTTGCACCCTCATATTATTATTTTTTTAGCAGCTTTATTTAAAATTCTATCAACTTGTCTTATACTTCTATCTATTGTTTTAGAAACTCTTTTTTTATCAATTCCATCTATAAAAACTAATTTCACAACTTTATATTCATTTTCAGGTAATAGCTTAAGCTTATTGTCAATTCTCTTATTTTCATTTTCTAGTTTATTTATATTTAAAATTAACATTTGTATTGAAACATCATTTTCCTTTACTCCATTTAATCTTAAATTTTCAATTTCAATCTTTAAATTTTCAATTTTGCATTTATTTTCTCTATAAAGATTAAATATATTTTTCATTTCTGCCATGTTTATCACCTATCCTTCAATATGTTATAATATAGATAGGTAATTAGAGAACTAACCTTCCAAATCAGATTCTCTAATTTATGTATGAGGTGTTCATCACGAACACCTTTTTTATTATGTTAAGCTTGTGTAGCATACCACTTGTCCAAAATTTCTTCACTTGAAAAATAATTACTTGGCTGCCATATTGATATTACTGGATTGAAGAATTTTAATTTAATTTCTTCTTCTTTATGTTCTGATCTATAACTATATCCACTATTTTTACTTGTTATAATCGTTCTACCAGTTAGTAAATCACTATATACTTTATCAAAGGTATATTCTTTAGTCTTATTTATTTCAATATCCATTACATATTCCTTCCCACCAATTTTAAATTATTATGAATTAAATTTGTTCTAATAGCTCTGAGCTTTCATAAATATTTCCTACAACTTCTATTTCAGTAAGTGGAAGTTTCTCTATTCCTGGAGCAAATAAACTTAAACAAGTATCACACATTTCACTTTCATGGACTATCAAATCGCAATCATCATATTCAATAGCAGAAACATATTCTTTTAATTCTTCTCCTCTTATTTCAGTACATTTTACAATGTCTCCAACATAAATTTCTTTTCCATTTACATCTTTCAACCCCGTATATTGCATCAAATCAATCATTTCAAAAGTATCACTTAATGAATTGTCACCTTCATTTAAGCTAATACAATTTTCTCTAAAATCAATTTTTTCTACAGGTAACATTTGATTATTTGCATTATCCCAACCTCTAAATTTAATTATTGGTAAATCCAATTTCATATTTATCCTCCTTCGCACAATTTAAGTCATGTATAATATAAAAATTATCATCTTATTTCTCCTTTTGTTGAGTTGTTGCATCTTTTACAACAACTCATTTTAAGTAATGTGAACTAAAGCACTGTTAATCTATTACTTAATGCTCCTATTGGAAAATTTCCTGAATGCGTATATAATCTTACCTCTAAATTGTAATCATGTCCTAAGTAAATAGCACCAACTCTATAAATAGTATCCTTATCACCATCCAGAATAACTTCTGCACCAGGAATAATTCCTTTTGATAATGCTTGCTTCATCATTTTTTTAGTTTTTTCTTTAATAGTTTCTTCTAACATTGACAATTGTTCTGCCATGTTTGATTCCCTGCCTTTCTTTAAGTATTGTGAATTACTTATTTTCTTTTAAAACCATATCTGTTAACTAACATGTTTTTTATTCCCAATAGTTCTCTATTTGCTTTTCTTTTCGCCTTTGGAAAGTTAATGTTGTAAATTTTCATGTTCAGTTTTGCTAACTTAGTTACCATTTTTTGATGTTTATTCATTTCCAACTCCTTCGCATTTTCTGCATTAGATGAACTACCCTTCTATAAATTTAGCTAATTCTAAATCTGAAATAAATCCTATTTTATTATATAGCCTTGCTGTTTTTACACTCATTTTTAATGGGTTTTCTTTATTTAATAAGAAGTCTTTAGCAAAATCAAATTGTAATTTATGCATTACTATGTTTGGATTTTCTTTTGATGGGTGAGGTACTTCTTTTACTTCCTCTTTTGAAAAATCTTCATTTAATTTATAGATTTTTTTATCATCTAAAGTAATGTAAATACTATGTGTCTCAAATGGTAAATATAGTTCTTTTGGTTTCTCTATAAAATTCATTCCATATCCTATTTGTTGTTCACTTTGATTTTTCATAATTCTCTTCACTTTCTTTCATTTTTTAATTTTATATTTTTATTTACTTCGTCCAATCTGCAAACTTGTTTAAATTTAAGTATTGCGAACTATACTTGCTCAAAATATTTAATATCTAAAGTTTTGTTTTCACAATACTCAAATAGCTCATTTGAATCCAATCTAATATTTGTCTTTCCTTTTGTAATTACTGTTAAGCCTTTCCAGTCTGATGTTATCATTATTGTTTTTCCATCAACACTATCTTTGAAGTTCTTTTCAACTTCATTTCCTAAAATATAGTCTGTAATTTCGTCTATATCTAAATACCCTACTATCTGATTACCTCTTTGTATTGATAATGTTTTTACCATTTTATTTAATCTTATTTTTGCTTTCACTTTACTTCACCCTTTCTGCAATATCTTGTGTATATATAGTCAATATTTGTATTTATCTATATCTCACTTAGAGTACATATAAGCAATGATGAGCTTTATTATCAAAGTCTATTAAGTCTTATATCTCATACTCCTTTAATCATCCGAATTTATAGTTAAATTTAGCTTATAGTAACTACTATGACTACTATAATCCTTATAACCATATATCCAGTACTCTATGCTATTTCTTCTCTAATTTTCCTGTGTAAAATACTATAAATACTATTGATTTAAATACACTATATTCTCTGCATATTCTGAATTATCTAAATCCTAAATACTTACTTGTTGTTGCTACATCCCCGTTAAAATCGAATTGAGTATACATACTACTTTCTTTAACTGGTGCTGCTCCAAAGAACTTTAACTGCTCTATAATAAATTTCTCATTTTTATTGCTTAATCTTACTCTTGTCTTATTATCAGAAATCAATGATATTTTCATTACTGCTCTTCCTCACTTTCATTAACTTCCTCTAAATCAGTGCATTCAAACTCTGCTTCTCCGCTGCCATCTTCACACAAATCTATTAATTTACCACCTTTATCTTCACATAAAATTTCAAAATCGTTTTTATCATCTGCACTATTTTCAATTTCATCTGCTATTTTATCTGCTATACATGCATCTTCAACTTCAACTATAATCTCATGTCTAAATACAACGGTTTCTTGTATCTCTAATTTAAATCTTTTCATCTTTCTACACCCTTTCTGACATTTGTGCATTTCTCAAAAGTGTTCTTCACGAACACCATTTTATTTTTACTTATTTGCTATTACATTCTCATAAATCAATAAGTCTAACTCCTGACTTACTTCAATTGTCCTTTTATCAGCAATTCCAAACACTGATATGTATCTATATAACTTTTCTCTCATATCTTCTAATACCACTTACTTCTCTCCTCCAATTAATTTAAATATTCAATATTATCAATAAACAGTTTTGCTGCTTCAACTGATACTGCTGCAACTCCTGCTATTATTGGTATAACATCTTCTTTTATACTTACACCATTTAATGCTGCTTTTAATGCAATCTCTTGTTTCTTTTCATTGCTAATTTTTTTAAATCTATTTAAAATAAACTTTTCATTCATGAATATCCCTCCAATAATTGGGGATTTCTCCCCCTTTGACTAAGATTTATTTAACTGCAGTTTTAACATTAGCTTGTAATCCCTAACTATTAGCCCTGCAAGATTAACTATTTAACTATTTCTAAATGTTTTGCTTCAAAATATCCTCGTATTTCTTTTAAAACCACTACAAGTTTTCTATCTAAAACATAAGGACTTGCTTTAACTGTGAATACTCTATCTTTATTCTTTAGAGCCGCTTTACAATTAACTATTTTCACCTTATCTCCTGCTCTTGGCAGTCTGCTATTTGCCATAAGTTATCACCTCCCTAATTAATTATTTCTTTAAGTGTTTTAAAGAATTGTTCTCTTTCTGATTCATCAAGATCTTCTGCATATTCTCCAAATACTTCTCTTAAAGTTTTATCTGGTTTCTCAAAATATGCATTTACTATATTGCTTACTATTTCTTCTTGTTTATCCATTCTTATATACACCGCCTTTCTTAATCTGCGCCATCTTGTTTATTATTGCTTTTCGTGAATTTATAGGCTCTGTACATGCCCTCATTATTGTCCATCCATATTTTATTCTTTTATAAAAAGTGCCCTCACTTATTTCATTTTTGATTAACAATTCTTTTATTGATTCATCATATTTTTTAATCTTTTTAGGCTTTATTGAAATTGCATCTTGCTTGGCCCATGTGTATATCCTTATTCTCTTATCCACAAGATCTCTACTTATTCCTAATCTTTCAGCCATATCATATTCTTCTGGTGTAACATAATAATTAAACTCAACTTGGTTCATCATCCCACCCCAATAACTTTTTCTCTAATGCATCCATCTGACCAGGATTACTATAAAACTCCCTTGGCTCAAAATTATTAAAGCTTGATGTTGATTTTTTCTGAATTGGAAACTTCTCTGCTCTATTCAAATAGTTACCTTCAAGAACTTTTGTAAAGTTATTAGGTTTTATTAACCAGTCAAATGTTATAATCCAATTATTTTTATTTTGACCTTTCAAAAAATAACTTGTTTTAACACTGTCTATGGCTTTTAACATATTTTCAAGTCCATATTCTTTAATTCTAGCCTTAAGTGATTTATATCTTGTTGTCCCTGGATTAATAGAAATAAGCTTTTGTAAATTTAACATATTCCAAGATTTAATTATTTGTTGCACGTCTGTGCTACTAACTATATCTTTAGATATAGTATTATCTAATGTATTATTAATTGTATTATTAAGTACTGTATTATTATCTTTGACGTTTTTGCGTATAGGGGTATGCTCAATTTTGCTTAAACCCTCCTCACATTCTTGCTTATAGGTATGCTCATTTTTGCGTATAGGTGTTGCAGAATTAATATATATCTTTCTTCCTACAATTTCCTTACCTTCATATACAAGTTCTACGTTTATATACCCTTCTTCATTTAGATTTTTAATTAGCCTTGATATTGTAGATTTACTAACCTCATACAACTCAGCAAAGTATGAATTTGAAGCCCAGCAGTAACCTTTTTCATTTGCTAGAGCTGTTAGTTCCCCGTAAAGGAGTTTTGCTTTATCTTTTAAATTTTTGTTATATCTTACGTCTGCTGGGATAACAGCATAATACGCTCTTTTTTCTTCCATATTTGCTCCTCCTTTATCAGTGAAACCATAAATAAGTATTAAGATTAATCTTGTAAGCTTTCTTAGGTTTCAATGTTGATTCTCCATAACAAATTTCATGTACTTTTTTTAATTGATTGCTATAGTCATTAGTGTTAATTTCAATTTTAAGAATGTTCTTCTGACCTTTAAGATATATTTCTAAAGTTCTATGTTTAAGCTCTATTTCAGATACTCTAAAGCAACCCTTTATATAAGACATATTAATTACTAAATCTATTTTTTCAGACTGCTTAATCATTTCTTTTAACTCGTCAAATTTATCTTGGATTTCATTATCTTCTGTTTTTATTTCTTTTTTCTGTTCAGTTTCATCAGCATTTTTCGCACAATCAGATACAACAATGCAACTCTCTGAATGTGATTCAGAATACATTTCATCAATCAATTCTTTATCATGCTTATTTTCAACTGGCTGCTTTATACCATTAATAAGTGTTTCAACTTCTTCCTTATGCTCCTTACAGTTAAGGTCTTTAATTTCATCATTAATTATCTCCTGCTCTTCTTCTGTAAGACTACTAAGTGTATGTGCCTGTGTAACTGTTATATCTTCGCTATTAAGCTTTTCTTTAAGTGGTTCAATTAAATCCTTATCTATCTTTTGATAACGTCCAACTTGGACTCCTGAGATTCCTAAATGCTTACCTATAAGATCTCTTGTCTTTCCTTGAAGCTTTTCACCACTTTTTCTCTTCTCTGTATATATCTCTTGCAGTCTTTTTATTCCCTGCATCTTTTCCTGTAAATTTAATTCTCTTTGTTGCATATTTGCCTGTATAAGCATTACCTCAGCATCTAACTCTGTAACATCATCTTTTACAATCCGGCATGGAACTTTTTTATAATCAATTTCTCTAAGTGCTCTAAATCTTCTTTCTCCTGAAAGAATTTCATATTTACCATCATTTCTTTTTCTTACAACCACATTATGCATAAGTCCATATTCTTTAATAGATTCTGCAAGTTCTTCTATTTCTCTTATTCCATAAAAGTTATTTTCAGAAGGAACTAGAAGGTCAATATCTAGCTCCTGTACAAATCCATCATCTGTATTATTAATATTATTAACTCTACTTGCTATACCCTTTAAATAAGACGACATTGCATTTCCTCCACAAATTTTATATAGTCCTTAGATGCATTAGCATTTTTATTCATGTAAATGACTGGCTTAGATTCAAATGTACTTTTAATAACATCTACATTATCTCTAATTGTCTGTTTAAACATTAAGTCTCCCAGTTCTTCCTTAAGCTCTCCTTTAATTTCTTTATTAATCCTTGTAGCTTTATCCATTGTTATTAAAATGCCTAAAACATTCAGATTTGAATTGAATTCTTCCTTAACTTCTTGTATGCTGCTCATAAGATACTCAAATCCATCTAGGGAAAACTTGTCTATTTTAAGTGGTACAATAACGTAATCACTTGCAACTAATGCATTTATAGATAACATTCCCAAACTTGGTGGACAGTCCATTAAAACATAATCAAAAGTGTTAGTATTTTTACTTTGAAGCCATTTTTTTATGCGTTTCTCCCTTGATCTTTTCATATCTGAAAGTATTTCGGATTCACTCATTATCAAACTAATATTTGCAGATATAAGCCATACATTATCAAACACAGTTCCTTGTACAGCAACATCTTCACCATTAAGAATTTCATATGTTCCTTTTAAATTAGGATTATACATGTGGAGATACTTTGTTGCATTACTCTGCGGGTCCATATCTATAATTAATACTTTTTTACCTTCTCTCCCTAATTGTGCAGCAACATTAACACAGCTAGTTGTTTTAGCAACTCCACCTTTTATATTTAAAAAACTTATTATTTTCATTCTTTACATCTCCTTTAATATGTCTTATAATGGAGATACGGACGGCAATCCGTATCTTTAAAATTGGATTTAAAGTTTATTGAACCTTTACCAGAAGGTTCTTTTCTTTTGCCAGAATTACTTGTGCAATAGCTTTCTGCAAGTCTTTAGCTTTACAGCTTATAACAAAGTTTCCCATTTGCTCTCACCTCCTTTAAATAAAATCAAGGTGCTATTCATTTTCTGTTAATTTGATTATAATTTTTAATAATTCATGTACTTCTTTTGAACTATATTTTTTTTCTGTCATTTCTTTATCATCTTGTACTTCACATACTCCCCTAAACCAACCTTCTGCCGTATATAGAGCGTATTGTGGATATGAATCTTCTCTAAGGAACTTAATTAAATCTTCCATGTCAAACCTCCTAATAATAATATTTTTCACTAAAAAACTTTTTAGGTACTTGACCTGCTATTGTTATGTAACCTTTTTCCTTAAGTTCTTTATTAAGCAACTGAATTATTTTGTAAGCCTTTGACTGACTTACACCCGTAAGTTCCATAACATCATCAACTTTTAAATATGTCTTTTGTGCTGCCATTCTTTTTCTTCCTCCTCCCTACTTTTTAGAAAATTTCAAAGTCATTATTGCTTCAACAACTTCATCAAGTTCTTTCATGATCTTTTCAAATTCTTCAACCTCATCATCATTAACTTTATTATCAGATGCGATTTTAAATAATTTTTTACAAAACCCATCATAGTCTGATATTTCTGTATCTAATGTTAATACAGCTTCTGAAAAGTTTTTAATCTTCAAATTAGGTAATAATCTATCACCTAATTTAGATTTAGTTTTAAGATGTTGATAAGCTAAAAATTGAGCATCATAAATTTCTATCATCTTTATCACTACTTTGTCTGATGGAACTCTTCTGTCATATTCATAAGATCTTAAAGCATCAACTGATATGTCAATCAGTTCTGATGCCTTTTCTTGAGTAAGTCCTGCACTTTCTCGTGCTATCTGATATATATTTCTATAATCTTGCATTCGCCTAACCTCAATTCCCATATTTTTTTATATTTAATGTACAAACCATCAGTATATTTATACCAATTTAGCACTATTAATCCATTTATATTCATCCCTGAATATATTAAAATTCTTTATATAAGCATCAAGAAACATTATGTGTCTATATTAAGTAAAAAAATAAGATCATCTAAAGTAATATTGTAAAGCTTAGCTAGACTAATAGCTAGTTCTAGAGATGGATTCCTATTTCCCCTTTCAATAGCACCTAACATCTGAGGTGTTATTGATAAAGTATCGGCAATTTCTTTTCTTTTTCTATCTCCTCTTAATGCTATTAATTTATTTCTCAAATTATCAAATCCTTTCCTGAGAAACGTTTTGTTTCCCTATGTCTTTATTATATTGAAACAAAATGTTTCTGTCAATACTTTTTAGAAACTTTCTGTTTCAAATGTAGAAAATGAAACATAAAGTTTCTATAATTAATATAGGTGATGAAGTATGATAAAATCGTTAAAATTCAAAGAAAGATTAGTAACTCTAAGAAAAGAAAAGGGTCTTACGCAATATGATTTAGCACAACTACTTGGTTTCTCACGTGGTCAAATAGGTAACTATGAACAAGGTTCAAGGGAACCTGATCAAGAAACCTTATTAAAAATAGCAAATTTTTTCAATGTATCTTCAGATTATTTATTGGGTATCTCAGATATAAAAAATCATACGGATGATTCCGATATAACTATTGCTCTTCATAGCGATACTGATTATGATGATCTTCCAGATGAAGCTAGAAAAGAAATTAATAATTTTATTGAATTTGTTAAACAGAAATATAAAAAATAAGGTGTTCCTCACGAACACCTATATTTTTAAATATATACTGTAATAAATTTCATTAATTTATAATTTTTATAATAATATAATATACAATCAAATTCAAATACTACTTATAATAATTCAAGTCAGGCTTCAAATTCTATTGGAAATACTGTTTATATTGCTAGTAGTGGTAAAGGTAAAAAATATTATAGTATTCCTAATTGCAGTAAAATGAATGGTACAATTTCATTAATAACAGATGAAACCAAATCAAGGGGATATATTCCGTGTTCTAAATGTTATTAATAGATATATTAAATTACAAATTGTGCTAATTAGCACATCCAAAATTCACGAAAGAGAGACTTTATAAATGAAAAATTCTAAAATAACTTCAATAATATTAATTTCACTATTAAGTTTTACATTAATATCTTGTGGATCTAATAATGAAAATAAAAATACTCAAACTACTGAATCACAAAATCTAGAAGATACTACAAACATTGAACCAGAAGAAAATTCTCAGTTTAAAGAAATTATTTCTTTAAAAGATATTTCTAAGAAAAGTGTTGCAGAAGTAAATAATCTATTAGGAGTTCCTGAAAAAACAGAAGAATCTTCTAACTATATAACAAATTATTATATGAATGGAGTTGTTGAAGTAGCATTTAAAAATGATGTCGCTGCTAGAATAACAGTTACTCCTGATTCTAGTATTCCATTCTTCAATGATTCTAAAAAACAAGTAAAAACATTAAAATCACTTGGAATAAATGAAGATGAAGTCAAACATGTACCTTCAGCAGATAATCTTTATGTAAATACGTGGAGTAATATATGTGATGTATATGAAATATCCGTCTTTAATAATCAAGCAAAAAATGATGGTAACGACACTATAAGTTACTTATATGTAATTACTGATAAAGATTTTAAATAA